AAGAAATATTGAATGAGAGATATTACATTATTGTTTTCTATCTTTTTTTGAGTTAATAAATAAATAATATTCTTTTAAAATTTTATTGAGAATAAGAAATATTGTTTTCTCTCTTTTTACACATTTTATATACAACGATTATTACGTTTTAATATTTTTATTAAAATAATTAGTCAAAAATCCTTGTAGCAAAGCGAATGCGCACATTACTATAAATATTTTTATAAAATCTTTTTTACTTGGTAGTTCGAGTTTTGTTTCTTTATTACTAAATCTACCAATGTTATAGTGAATCATATTCTCAAAAAGGTTGACGAATATATAGACGAAAAAAGATATAGCAATAATATGGAAGCTCGCACCTGAAATAATATACATTATATAATAATACAACGTTTATTTTTTAAGTGCGAATAATTTTTATAAAAATCTGCGTTTTAAATGAGAAAAGGTTAAAATTTTATTGAGAATTATTTAAGAGTGAAAAGAAGAAACTCAATCAAAAATGTGGAATGGTTCTATTAATCCACTATAATAATCAAATAAAGTTAAATCTTCACTTTCATATTTATTATGTCTATCATATCTTTGAAGACAACTTTCATTTTGGTCTTCATCATTTGGTAGTATATCACATCTTCCTCTTGAATGAGTATATTTATATTCTTCAAATGATTTACATTTATAGTGGTTCAATTGAATTACAGAACAATCTATATTTTCATTATAAGGACCATCAACTATTTTTCCATTTGTTGATTTAATATGATAACCATTCTTTGGTTTTATATGATGAGGCGACCAAGTCCAGGATTCAAAGTGTTTTTTATCAAATAATGTTTTAATATGTTTATCTCCAAATTCATCACATTCAATAAATCTTAAAGCAAGAGGTATCTTTGGATTTAATGTATATTTATTTATATTATTGGACGACAAACCAAAAAATCTCCAATTCATACATATTCCTGCACAATCTCCAACGAAATATTCTTTAATAAAATCTATAATATTTTTATGTTTTTTTAAAACAATATATTCATCAATATCTATATGAGCTACGTGTGTAATATCATCATTATTTAAGTAATTTAATAAAAAATGTTCTAATGCAATAAATTGAACTGGTTCATAATAATTATTGAACGGTAAATGATTTACTATAATTTTATCAGAATAATCTACCAATAAATCCTTATATTTTGGAACATCTTCATTATCATAAATATATATTTTATCAAACCCAATATCTAAATGATATTTTACAAATTGTTCAATATATTGTTCTTCGTATTTCGCAATACAAACTATAACAGGTTTTATCATTTATTATAAAAATATAACTATTTATATTTTTATATTATTTTTTTTATATTTTTTTTATATTTTTTTATATTTTTTTTATATTTTTTTATATTTTTTTCTTTTTTACATTTTGTTATATGATTTATAGACTAACTTGTGATTCAAGCAAAGGTTCAACCTTTACGTTCTTGTGGAAATGTGGGCTCATATACTTTTGAAGATTGAAGTAAGTAAGTTCATCAGTAGTTGAAAGTTTAAGAAGACTTGCTAACTTAGCATCAGGATTAATCTTACGACCATTTTCCTTATCTTGAAGTTGATTAGTTCTGATATAAGTGTTAATATCACGAGTGACTGCGGTTCTAGCCATTTCAGTTCCAACTTCCTTTCCTAGAAAGTTGGCGAGTTCATCACTAATCTTAGTTGGCTTAACAAATCCACTTGGTGCGCGATTTCCAGACTTACGCTTACGTCTAGAATTCAACTTTTGTGCGACCTTGAGTTCTCTTGACCACTTCTTTTCAAGAACTCTATATTCACTTTTAAGTGATGAAATCAAGAGTCCCAATTGTTGAAGCTTACCGAAGAATTCGTCGGATTGAGCAATTAGTGAAACCTCATTATCACTAACAAGAGGTGCTTCATCAACAAGAGATGAAACAACTTGATTAGTTGGCTCACTCAATACGGTCTCTTGAACAACAACATTTTCAGAAACTGGTTCAGGTGCGGGTTCATCACTTTGAGAAACCTTTGACTTCGTCCTCTTAACCTTGGTAAGGGTCTTAACCTCAGGTTCAGAAACAATATTTTCTACAACAGGTGTCATTTTATTTTCAGATTGTGCTTCGGTGGTTTTTACGGTTTGCTTTGTTCTCGCCATTATATACTATCTAAATAATTACTTTTTAAATTATTTTTCGCAATATATATATTAATTATTTATCTATATGGGAGTTTCAAAGTGATAATAAGAGAAAAAAGAATAATAAAAAATTGAAAAAAGAATAAAACACTAAAAAATGCGAAAGACCAGAAAAATATGTATCCAAGAAAAACAATACACGAAAAATCAAGAAGAATTATTTATAGGCGATTTCATTTAAAATTGGCGTTTTAAATGAGAAAAGGTGTAAAAACAAATTAATTAAACAACTTAAAGAACAAATATAAAAGAGCGAAACAAGGATACATTCAAATTATTCTAATTCACAAATAGACATCCTTAAACTTTTTTTATTTTTTATTTTTTTCAATAAATCCTCAGAACATATTATACCATTCATCATACTATTCGTTTTATAGTTTTGTTCTATAAACTTATAGAATTCATCAACATTTTTATATGTTTTATTAAAGTTAATGAGAGATAAATTACTACTATTACACCATAACATAAATTCTTGATAATTATTTAATAATACTTGTGTTATTATATAATAAGATAATACATTTGTTTTTTCTTTATATAAAATTTTTCTTTTCGTTTCCAATTCATTATTATTTAAATATAAATCCTCATATTTTAAACCCATAAATTTCAATATTTTTACTAATTGTAAGAACCCAAATATTCTCTCCATATTAATATAAAAGTTAAAGTTATGTGAAAAATTTTTATAAGAATTACCATTTATAAAAGGTGAATAATAACTACAAAAAATACAATTAAATATTCTAGCCCAACATTCAGTATATGCTTCATAAAGATTAACTTCCGATTCTACTTTAAAAATCGTTTTTATTTTGTTGTTAAAATGAAGTATATTCATATTTGAAAAATCTAACCCAAGATTATGAATTGTTTCGTGAATTAAAACCTTGAACCATTCTTCTTTTCTATATATAACAATCTCATTTACTGGTTTACAAGTATAAGTAAATCCTGTATTTACATTTATATCACTTAATATTTCCAAATTTGTTTTTGGTAATTCTTTCTTTAAATTAATTAAATAAATATAATAAGTTAATTTATTCGAACATCTTTTGAAAGAATATTTGCTCAATATACATAATAAAACTAATATATTATCTATATAACTATTATAAACATTTATATCTCTTATATCATTTTCTATAAACAAATGAATATTTATTATTTTATCAAAGAGAGAAAAAGAATAAAACAATTCATAGTTTATTGAATTATCTATTATATTTATTATTCCATTTGGAAAACTATTTGAATTAAACATTTTGGGTTTTGTTATTTCATTTTTTGATATTATCTCTCTTATTATTAAATTGTAAAAATTTACTCCTTCATCTTCTTTCAATTGTTTTATATAAATATCAGAATTCTTTACTTCTTCATATAATATTTTTAATATTTTGTTTGTTTTTGTATTTATACCTGAATTACTTGTACACTTATTTTCTAATAGTAATTTTATTAATAAATTTGATGTTTCTGTAATTTTCATTATTATATTACTTTACTATTTAATATTATTTTTATATTTAAATATAAAGAATTTTTTTATATAAAATATTATGGAAAATACTAATACCGTTGAATTTTATAAAAATATTATCGACGTATCCTTTTATAATGCTGAAAATTATTCTTCAAAAATTGATGATTATATTATTGAAATGGATGGAATGACAGGCACTAAAACCAGACACTTTTATAATAATTTGTTAAATTTTTCTGATGCTCGTTATTTAGAAGTTGGAACTTGGAAAGGAAGTTCTGTTTGTTCTGCTATGTGTAGTAATCAAGCAAAAGTAGTATGTATTGATAATTGGAGTGAATTTGAAGGACCCAAAGATGATTTTTTACTAAATTTTTATAGATATATTGGAAAAAATAATGCTACTTTTATTGAAAATGATTGTTTTAAAGTTGATGTTTCTAAATTACCAAAATTTAATATTTATATGTTTGATGGCGAACATAGTTATGACAGTCACTTTAAAGCATTAAATCATTTTTATAACTGTTTGGATGATACTTTTATTTTTATTGTTGATGATTGGAATTGGCTACACGTTAGATATGCTACTAAGGATTCAATTGTTAATTTAAATTTTAAGGTTTTATATCAAAAAGAAATTATTTTAACGAATGATAATTCACATACACCTGCGGATATCGCTGGTAAGACTTGGTGGAACGGAATTTTTGTTGCTATTTTACAAAAGAATTAGTATAATTATTTATAATGGATGGAACCGATGCTATTAAATACATATTAAGAAATAATATTGAAGGGGTTATTGTTGAATGTGGTGTTGAAAGTGGTAATTTTGAACATTTATGGATAACAGAATTAATGAAAAGTAATACTGTTATTGATATATATTTATATGATACATTTGCTGGATTGACAAAACCTGGCGACCACGATTATACTTGTGATAGTTCTGTATTATATAAAATGAATGGAGTAATAAAATAATTAATAATAAAATAAATGCGTGGTGTTTTACTCCCCTAGAATTAGTTAAAGAAAGATTAAATTCAACTGGATATTCTCAAAATCACTTACATTATATTGTTGGAGATGTAATGGAAACTTTAAAATATAAAACAAATATTCCTGAAAAAATAGCGATTTTAAGATTAGATACTGATTGGTATGAATCAACAAAATATGAACTTGAACAAATGTATGATAATGTTGTATCAGGTGGTCTTATAATTTTCGATGATTATTATCACTGGGACGGACAAAGACGTGCGGTTGATGAATATTTTAAAAGTATTAATGTTAATTATTACTTTGTTAATATTGGAAATTTTAAAACTGCGGCTATTATAAAAAAGTAATTTATTTTATTAAATCACGAACAATCATCAAATCTTCTGAAACAATTGGTTCTTTCGATTTTTGAGAATATAATAATTTGGCGTTTTTCGTTGATTTCAATAATTTTTTCAAGTCTTCATTTTGACTGAATTTCGCATATAAAGCATCTTTTATTACTTTCACTCCTTTTTTATCATCAAATTCTTTATCAATCTTAACTTCTGTTGGTCTGATTAATTCATCTTTATATTTTCCGCTTTTTGAACCTGCGTATTTAGCAATTTCAGGATTTTTAGATAGTTCTGTTCCAGATTCAAGAGTAAATGATAAATAAAATTCTTTATTATTTTCTTTAAACTTTGATGCTTGATAGTAATGTTCAACACTATTCCAACGATGGTCATCTAACATAAAAGGTTGAACCCAAAAATTATCCAATTTTTTACGCCAATCAGGGATTGAAGCTAACTCTGAAAAATCTAGAATATTTTCTTTCGGTATTTTCTCACCACTTCCTAATCCAGGAAGTTTTGTATCTGACGACAATCTATTATATCTAAATTCTATTTCATCATCGTATAAACCCTTTATTTTTGCTTCTGATAATTCAACAAATCTCGGTTGTGGAGAGATACTTGTTCCTTTTATTTTTTCTTTAAATTTTAAAAAATCGGGGATTAAACTAAATGCACCTGAATTTTTTTCCATACATTTATCCACTATCATATTTTTAATGTCATACGGAACTTCTTTAAATGTAAAAATTTGTTTCTTTTTATAACCTATTAATTTGTAATGATATCCACTATATTCAACAATTATATAATATTCTGGTTCAAATATTCCTTTTTCTTCTAATATCTTATCGTTTAATTGCCCACAATTTAATACATTTAAATAATCACCTTTTTTATATGATTCAACATCTAATATAATTAATTTAATATTCAATACTCGTTCTAATGTTGAAATTGCCCATGTATCTCCCCAAAATTCACACGTTTTTATTACTTTTTTGAATCCATTCAAATCATTTACTTTTTTCATTATTTTAAATTCATTTGCATATTGTTGGGATGTATTCTTTTCATCAATTAACATATCTATTTGTTTTTGTATTGCTTTTCCCGCATCTACTAACGCCTTTCTTTCATTTCTATCAGTTGATTGATTATATTTATTCTTTAAATTTGTGTGTTCTTTCTTTAATTCATTTATTTTTGTTGTTGTTTCAACAACTACACTATTAAACATTTCAAATTTTTCTTTATAATTTTCAAATATAATTTGGGTTGCTTCTTTTGATAATTTATCTCTCAATTTATTTATTGTGGTTTGTTGAGCAATTTGACTAAACGCATCTCTAATCGTTGCAAACATACAATCACCACCACCTTCATTATCCACAATATAATAATTATTATTTTTCATATATTTGTCAATCCATAAATCTGTGCTGGAACCATTATAACCTTCTTTTATTTCAAGAGCATCTTTTTTTGTTTCTTCTTTTAACATAGTTGGAACTGGAACACCTTTTGTTGCTATAAAAATATCTTTTCTAATTTCAGGAATTACAACATCTTCATATTTTTTTAACATAATTTCTTCTTCTTCATCCTTCTTTTCTTCTTCTTCTTCTTCCTCCTCTTCTAAAAATTTTTCAGGAAGTAATCTCAATTTATTCAACATTTCATTATTAACAAATTTATAAATTAAAGGACGACCTATTTTTTCAATTTCTAAATTATTATCACTATCTAAATAATTATTTAAAACTGATGATTTTATTTCATATAAACCAATTTGTAAAACCTTATTATTTGATTTTACTAAATAAATTGGAAAAATAGTAATGTTATTATTTTGATATGTATTTTTTTGCTTACCAACCGCTATAATTATATCTATTTTTTTAATTGTAGGTGTTTCCAATTCAATCTGAAATAAGTCAGCTTCTTTATTTAAATCATTTTTATCAACTCTTTTTAATTCAGGATAATTTATATTTTCATTTAATCGTGATAATACCATAATATATTTATAAAATATTAATATTTTGAATTATTATACTAAAAAAGTAATTTATCTATTGTGGTTCTTACATAAAATAATCTATGAAGAAATATACCCATTAAAAATAAAAATAATAATGTTTTTATGAATGAAAACTTAAATATGTATGAGATTATTTTTGCACCAATAATAGTCATAATAATATCGGCAACTGCTAGATTGAATATACGATATGAGTGTATTCCTGTTTTTGGAACACCTAAAATATCTTTATACTTATATAATTGGTTCATATAATTATATAAGTTAAAATTATAGTTCTAACATATCCATAAATTTAAATATAGATTTATTTGTTAAACTTGGATAATCCTTAGAAGTGTAATTGGATAATTTCACTATATTTTGGAGGAATGATTGTTCGTGCCATTCTTTTTTATACAAAATAAATATATTTTCAACAATTTCATCAACCTCATATTTTTTATTTTCAATTTCAATAATTTCAAAAACTTTATTGAGTAAATCAACCGATAAATTGATTATAACTTCCTTAGGAATTACTTTATTAATGGATAAGTTAATAATAAAGGAACTCAAAGATTTTCTTCTCTCATTATCTTTGTTAATTTTACAAAACATATCATAATTATCATTAGAACTTACATATTCTATATTATTAAAAACATCTAAAAATTTATTAAGATTATTATCAAATATAATTTTCATTATTTCAAAATCTGAAATTAATTGTGTATATAAATCAGCATATAATTTTGAATAAAATCTATTATTAGAAGCTATTTCAAATATAGATGTTCCAACATTCATCATATCTTCTTCGCCTAATTCGCACAATATTAAGTTAATATTTTTATATTGTTCTTGATAATTTTTATCACTTATTTTATTTAAATAAGAACGTATTAAATCTATATTTCCATCTAATCCATTTTTAATATCTATTTTTGTTGCTTTATATGATTTTATACTTTCCCATTCATCAAAATTTTTTTTCTTATTCACCTCAATTTTATTAAATGTTGGTGTTTTTATATATGATGATGAACCAACCTCGGTAGATAATTGTTGAATTATATCGATAATATCATTTTCAAATTTGAAGTTAAAACCTTCAAAAATTATATTACTAAAATCTTTTAAATCATATTTTATCATATATTTAAACTATCATTATTTAGTGTCTTTCATTTATATCAATTTAAATTAATATATTATATCGTAAATTAACTTAAAAATAATACAACGATTTATATCATTATAATGTTTAATAAAAATAACAACGATGATGATGATAATTATATTTACGATAATTCATATGAAATAAAAGAATGGGATGAACTAGATATTCAACCTAATCTATTAAGAGGAATATATGCTTATGGATTTGAAAATGTTAGTCCTATACAAAAAAAAGCAATAAAACCTTTAATATTAAAAAAAGATATTATTGCACAAGCACAATCAGGAACTGGTAAAACTGCTACATTTACAATAGGTGCTTTGGCAAATATTGATTTAAAAGATAAAAATGTTCAAGTCCTTATTTTATCTCCAACAAGAGAACTTAGCAAACAAACAGCAAACGTTATTAATGGTATAGGTGTAATGATGAATGAATTACAAGTTCAAACTCTTGTTGGTGGAAATTCAATTGATGAAGACATATTTAATCTTAAAAATAAACCTCCTCATATTATTACTGGTTGTCCTGGTCGTGTATTTGATATGATGAGAAGAAACTCTATAAATGGAAAAAAAATAAAATTAGTTATTTTAGATGAAGCAGACGAACTGTTTTCTTCTGGATTTAAAGACCAAATATTAAATATATTCCAATTTTTTAATTCTAATATTCAAGTAGCATTATTTAGTGCTACTTTACCACAATTTATTCATAATATTGTCAATAAATTAATGAGAGACCCCGTGCGTGTTTATGTTAAAGCAGAACAACTAACATTAGAAGGTATATCACAATATTATGTTGCGGTTGATGATGATGTTCAAAAATATGCTACTTTAAAAGATTTGTATTCATTTATTTCTATGTCTCAGTGTATTATTTATTGTAATAGTTTAAAGCGTGTAACGGACTTATATGAAGCTATGACGGAAGATGGGTTCCCTGTTTGTAGAATTCATAGTGGTATGGAAAAAGATGAAAGGGATAGTGCGTTTTCTGATTTCAGGGTTGGAAAATATAGAGTATTAATATCTTCTGATGTTACTGCAAGAGGAATAGATATACAACAAGTAAGCGTCGTTATTAATTTTGATGTTTCAAAGTCTATTCATACATATCTTCATAGAATAGGCAGAAGTGGTCGTTGGGGTAGAAAAGGTGTTGGAATTAATTTAATTACAAGAAGAGATGTTGCAAAATTAAAAGAAATTGAATCATATTATAGTTGTGAAATAAATGAATTACCATCAAGTTTCCACCTGTAAACATTAAACATAAATTCGTATTATTTTTTATATTATTATTATTTTATATTTCATATAAAATAATGATTTCAAAAATTAATGATTATTTTAAATTACCAATTTCCTACAATAAAAATATAATGACTTTAAGTGAAAATATTATTACTGACCTTGAATTAATTCAGTCTATTGATGGTTCTTCTAATTCTATATATGATTATACTTTTCAACCTTCTACAACTTTTGGAAAAACAGTTTTGAAACAATTCGTTACTAATTATACAACAGATACTAAATTTTTAAAAGATACACAGAATTTATTGAAAAATTATAAACCTATTGAAGAAAAATGTGATTTTGATAATATTACGCAGATTTGGGATGAAATTAAGAATGATAATGGATTTAAGGATAAATATCAATTTATTAATTGGGAATTCTGGGAGTTTCTTAATAATTCAGATTCATTTCTTCAATTTTTAAGTATTTACAATTTATCATCACCTATAATTTCTTTTTTAGTTCCTATTTTTATTTTAATTATTCCATTCTTTGTTATCCAAGTTAAAGGTATTACTTTAACATTTACTGAATATATTGGTGTTTTAAAACAAGTTGCATCAACACACGCTATCGGTAGATTATTTACACAATTTAATTCAGTTAAATTAGATGAAAAAATATATTTATTAGTCAGTTCATTCTTTTATATTTTCTCTATTTATCAAAACATTTTAACTTGTATATATTTCAATCAAAATATGAAGAAAATACACGACTATTTTAATGATATTAAAAATTATATTAATTATTCTATTAAGAATATGAATAATCTTCTTTCTTATACAACAAGTTTAAATACTTATACCGAATTTAATAATTCTATTAAAGATAATATTTCTGTTTTAAATAATTTTTATAAAAGTATTCACTTTATTACTCCCTATAATCTTTCTATAAGTAAAATATGTCAATTTGGAAGTATTTTAAAATCATTTTATCAATTGTATAATGATATTACATATAATAATTCATTTTTGTATTCATTTGGTTTTAATGGATTTATTGATAACTTAGAAGGAATTCTTGATAATATTAATTCAAAAAGTATTAATTTTTGTAAATTTAAAAAGAAAAACATAATCACATTTAAAAAATCATATTATCCCACATTAATTAAAGAAAACCCTGTTTTAAATGATATTACAATTGATAAAAATATTATTATTACAGGACCTAATGCAAGTGGTAAAACTACCATTCTTAAATCAACTTTAATAAATATTATTATCTCTCAACAAATGGGTTGTGGATTTTATAATAAAGCTATTATTAAACCATTTAAATTCATACACTGTTATTTAAATATTCCAGATACTTCTGGAAGGGACAGTTTATTTCAAGCTGAGTCTAGACGTTGTAAAGAAATTATTGATATTATTCAAGACAATAAAACAGAACAACATTTCTGCGTTTTTGATGAATTATATTCAGGAACAAATCCAACAGAAGCTGTTATTACTGCATCATCTTTTATGAATTATTTAGTGAAATTTAAAACTGTAAAATGCGTTTTAACAACACATTTTGTTGATTTATGTAAAAATTTAGAAAAAAATATTAATTTTGATAATTATATGATGAAAACAGATTTTGATAAAGATAATATAACCTTTTCTTATACGTATAAATGTATTAAAGGTATGTCAAATGTTCGTGGAGGCATTAAAGTTCTTAAAGATATGAATTATCCAAAAGAAATTATTGATAATTGTTTTTATTCGTATTCTTAAAAATATTTAAATATATATTTTTTCTAATAATGGCATTTAATCATTTATTTAATATTCCATCTTTGGTTTCTTTAGCAATTATGTTAATTGTTAGTTTTTTTATTTATAGGTGTTTAGTTAATAAGATTGAAGTTCAAAATCATAAAATTACTTCTATGTTTAGTATTATTTCAACAATTGCGGAAGATTTACAAATTTTAAATAATCAAAATTCAATAAATACTAATACTAATAATAATAACGACAAGAAATTAATAGTTGTTGATGATAATACTGTAAATAACGAACAATCTGATGATGATGATGATGACGACTTTGATGATGATGATGATGATGATGACGATGATGATGATGATGATAATGATGATGATTTTAATGATGACAATAATTTAAATGGGGATGACGTGTTAGAATATAAAGATACGAATGAAGTAGTTGTCCATAATTTTTCTATTTTAGAAAACTATGAAGAACCTAACATTAAAGTTATTAATATGAATATTGAAAATAATGATGAACCTAATGAGGAAAAAATAAATAATGATGAACAAACAATTGATTTTGATAATTTAAAAAATATAAGTATTTCAAATTTAGAAGACACAGAGGTTCAAGATTATAAAAAAATGAATATTAATCAATTAAAGAAAATCGTTGAACAAAAAGGTTTGTCAACTGACCCATCAAAATTGAAAAAAAATGAATTATTAAAATTATTGGGACAATAATATAATTGAATATATTATAATATTATATTTAATTATATGTGGGGAACCTGTTATGGAGCATCAAATAATATTCATTATAATTATCCACCATTAATGCAAGATGGTAGGAATTTTTCTTCGTGGCAACCAGAAGCAGTAGTAAATGATAATATAAGGAAACAAGCAAAAATTAAAAGTAATTGGGAATATCGTAAGTTTTTAACAAATAACGCAATAGATATAATGAAATATAATAATCAAGAATCTTGTAATGATTTAGGATTAGTAAATCACATTCAAACAAATAATACACCTTCAACGAATGTCCCATATATGTATAAGTCGGTAATGGATACAAGGAACCCTGGATATGGATACTGTAATAGCAACCTAAAAAGTCCATATTTATCAAGAGAACAATTACAATCTAGAATGATAGCTCCATCAATAAATATGTCAAATGTTAGCAGATAAATACAAGTCTATTCATTCAATAACATTAATCCCATAGCAGCATAATTATGAAGGTCTAATAAAGTATCTTTAATGCTTTCATCATCCACTAAATTAACACCATTATTTGTGATTGTTATAGAGCGTTTTATTTTATCTTCAATTCTAATCAATATTCCAATAATCCCATAAGTTGCGAATGAATCTCCATAATCAATATTTTTTCTTCTGAATAATTCTAATGCCTTAGATTGAATTTCTTTCATTTGTTCTACTCTATTAATTTTGGGAGTAGAATTTTCGTGATATTCCATTTGTATTATGATTATGTATTAAATACAAAATTATCTTTAATATATAATAAAAATAAATAAATGAAAATATTAAGCATAGATGTTGGTATAAAAAATTTAGCATTTTGTCTTTTAGATGGGGACTATAAAATAACAAAATGGAATATAATAAATTTATCTCAACAAAGCGAGAAAAAATGTTGTGAAGAAACCAAAAATATTATATGTAATAAACCAGCAAAATTTATGAAAGACAATAAATGTTATTGTTTAAAACATTCAAAAAAAAAAGAATATCAAATACCAAGTTCTAACTTGAAACCTTCTTTTATAAATAAACAAAATATTCAATCATTAATTGAATTGGCTGATAGTTATAAGTTGAATTATACAAAACCAATTAAAAAAAAAGATTTAATTTTAATTATAAATGAATATATTTCTAATAATTGTTTTGAACCAGTTGAAACCCAAAATGCGAGTAAATTAGATTTAGTTAATATTGGTAGAAATATTCAATATAATTTTGATAATGTTTTTTCTGATGAAATTATGTCTATTGATAAAGTAATAATTGAAAATCAAATAAGTCCGATAGCAAATCGGATGAAAACTATACAAGGAATGATAGCTCAATATTTTATAATGAAAAACAATAATATACAAATTGAATTTGTAAATGCATCAAACAAATTGAAAATAGGAAAAGTAGAAAAAAAAGAAAAAACAAATTATAGTGATAGGAAAAAAATAGGAATTCAAAAATGTAGTGAAATAATAAATACATATAATTACAAAGAATGGGAGTTATTTTTTAAAACACATTCAAAGAAAGATGATTTAGCAGATTGTTTTTTACAAGGATTATGGTATATTTCTAAGTGACCCCCGAACTTTGTTGTTTTTAACTGTATAGAGAGAATGAAAAATAACCAATATATATTTAATTAAACTACTTAAAGAGGTTTTCATAATCTCTCATTCTCAATCCAATTATTTATTATTTATTATTTATTATTTATTATTCGTTAATACTTAAATTTAATGTTCTTAATGATAATAAAGATATGGATAATGAAATTATTGATATTTCTTCGTTAAATGACAATTTAGATGATAGTTGGGACTTTTCACTTAAACAAAACAAATCTTCAACTAATTTCGGCGGTGGTCTTGAATTATTAATGAATGATAAAAAAAAAGAAAATACAAAAAAGGGTGGTAGTGATATTGATATTGAAGATTTAAATATTTTAGAAAATGAGTTGAATGATTTAGTTGATAATAAGTTTGAACCTAAATCCGACTTATTTAATAAAAATAGTTATGACGATGATAAACATAGCGTAAAATTTGATGATAATATTAATATTGGCGTTGCTACTGCTGAATCCGTTAATGATAATAAAACTTGGGATGGATTTTCTAAGTTTAATAATATACCAATTAATCCAGATAAACCTGTTTCAACTCATCCACAAATATCTAAGGAAGAATTATTGAGAGAAAAATTCAAATATTTAAGAAGATTAGAAACATTAGAAACCAAAGGAATTACGCTTACTAAAAAATATTCTATGGAATCCCCTCTTGCTGAAATGCAAGGAGAATATGAAATGATTATGGAAGAAAAATCAAAACAAAACTCTATCAAATTTCGAGGAAATATGTTAATGGCTTTTATTAATGGTATTGAATTTTTGAATAATCGGTTTGACCCATTTGATATAAAATTAGACGGATGGGGCGACCAAATAAACGAAAATTTGAATGATTATGATGATGTTTTCTCAGAGCTTCACGACAAATATAAAAGTAAAGCATCCTTAGCACCTGAATTAAAATTATTATTTCAACTTGGAGGAAGTGCTATGATGGTACATATGACAAATACTATGTTTAAAAGTGCTATGCCTGGTATGGATGATATATTACGACAAAATCCTGATTTAATGCGACAATTTCAAACAGCTGCTGTTAATACTATGGGACAAACTAATCCTGGATTTTCTGGATTTATGAATGGAATAATGAACCCCGAAGCACAAGGACCTCCACCGCCACCAATATCTACACAATATCAATCACCCATAAACAATCGTCCAGGAAATAATAATTCTACTTCTAATAATAATAATAATAAACAATCAATTGGAAGACCATTTTATAATTCTCAAAATATAGATGATGGAATTAATATTAGAGAGAATTATAGTAATGCTTATGAATCTGAGAAATCTATGCGACGACCTGAAATGAAAGGACCAAGTGATATTTCAGACATATTATCTGGATTGAAAACAAAAACAATTAATATTCAAGAACCTGCTACACAAAATAACGACAGTTATATTAGCATATCTGAACTTAAAGAACTTCAATCAGAAGGCAATATGCCCAAACGAACTAAAAAAAAACAGAAGTCAGATAAAAATACTTTGAGTTTAGATATTTAGATTACTTATTTTACAGACCAGTCCTGAATGACCACACTTTTATAATTGGTAGATTACTATACTTACTTATATCATCATATAATGTTCCCCAAGGAATATAATCGTGTATATCACCAAATAACGCATCGGTCTTTTCTTCTTTTTGTAAAATACACGCAATTACTCTTTCAAAACTACAACGATTGAACCTTATTTTTATTAAATCTAACAATTTATGTAATTTGTATTTATTATTTATTTTATTTAAAAAATCGTGTTTTATTATTACCATACCACCAAAGCACCCTTTCCATAATGACTTATCTTGATAATAATTCAACAGTTCATTATTTTCATCATTCAACGCTTTTATCATTTTAGTTTCATCTTCTATATCATCCCAATTATGTTTAAAATCCCAGAATATTTTATATTTTTCTACATTAAAATCTAAATATTGATTTATAAATACTGAATCGTGAATTATTACTGCTATTTCAAAAAATTTATTATAAACATAATAATAATAGGGTAATAATTCACCTCTTTTCGGATATTTACTCTCTATTATTGTTGTTTTATATAATTCATAATTTGTCACAAATTCTTTTTTACTATTATCATCTATTATTACTATTGAATTCTCTGGATAGTATTTTCTAATACTATCATAACAATACTTCCAATATTTGTTTGTTTCTGAATTATTTACGTGTCTTAAAATAATAAATCCAATATTCATTATTTTATATTTAATTTTAATTTTTAATACTTATTTTTCCTATTATTATTTAAAAATAATCTATTCATTATTAGAAATATGAAAATATTTTATGGATTAGTTGATAATAAAATAGATGTTTCTTATATTTGTTTAGACAAATTAACTAAAAATAATATTATATCTATTCCATCAAAAGACCATGAAAGAGCACGGTTCTTTACTGACCCAATTTGTGGAACACGCAAAAATATTTTTATATTAAATGATGAAACTTTAACTGAATATGATGATAAAACACAAGTAAAAATTAATCTTACAGATAATACAATAATTACAATAATTGATAATGTTATAGATGTAGAAGAGAATTTAAAAAATATACATTCAAAATTAAAAATAAAACACGGTTCTCTATACGATGAAGTTCCAGAACAAAAGCTGGCTATTAAATATTTAACAGGAAATGAAAAGGTATTAGAAATTGGTTCAAATATAGGAAGAAATTCTTTAATTATTGGATATATTTTGAGAGAAAAAGATAATAATGATTTTGTTACATTAGAAACTGACCCAGATATTTTTAAACAACTAATCGAAAACAGAGATTTAAATTTTATGGATTTTCACGTTGAAAATTCCGCATTGTCGAAAAGAAATTTAATTCAATCTGGATGGGAAACCAAGGAATCCGATATTTTATTAGAAGGTTATATTTCTGTAAAAAAAATTTCTTTTGATGAATTATATAAAAAATATAATATAAATTTTGATACATTAGTAATTGATTGTGAAGGTGCTTTTTACTATATTTTAATGGATATGCCTGAAATATTGAATAATGTGAATTTGATTATTATGGAAAATGATTACCGTAATATAAATGATAAAATTTATATAGATAATATTTTGAAGGAAAACAATTTTTACAGAGACTATTGTGAATCTGGTGGTTGGGGTCCTTGTGAAAAATTCTTTTTTGAAGTGTGGAAGAAGTAGATTGATAATAAAGGTTTCAACTGTTCTGTGGTTCCAAATAAAAAATTTAATACTATAAAATATCTTATAAATAATTCTAATTCAATATTATATAAATTATACAAGTAGAATAAAATAAATAATAAAGTCCAACTAATATACTTATTTACTTTATATCTGAAAAATATTTGTGTGTAAATATAATACATAATAATTTGAATAAATATAAATTTCATTTTTGTTTTAGGAGTTAAATAAAACAATACATTTATCCATAATGAAAATGAATATAATATATGCCACATTCTTGAAGAAATCAAACTTTTACGAACTAATGTCATTAAAAAAGAAGCAATTTGTATTCCAAATAAAGGAGAGAAACACATATCAATATTATTCAACATAAATATTGTTGCGGAAATCTGCATAGAACTATTTGATAATGTTATTTGTTTCTGTAATGATAATGGTATATCATCATCAAAAGGCATACTCTTCATAGTGGTCCCGTTGGTATCATTTTTATTATAATATTCGGTAATTTTATCAGCAGTTATCATAGTTAAATAAATAATAATCATCTTATATAAAACATTTAATTGATAGTAATTAATTAAGCAACAAAGAATTGAACGTGTTGCGAATGTAATTGAGTGTAATCTAAACTCAGGATAAATCATAGGTTTTTGTCTATTTCTTACTGATGGAATATGGAATATTAATGACGAATAACTTAATAATCCGTGAACCAATATTGAAAACAATCCAAATTTATTTTGTAAAAACATATCCCCATAATTAATTAATAAATAATATCTATAAATAAAATTAAACAAACAAAATACCCCTAGGGTTTTATGTATAAAATAAATATCTTCTTTTGTATTTAATTTTTTGATAACAAAATCCATATTTATTATTTATTATTTATTATTTATTATTTTTTATTTTTTATTTTTTATTTATTAAACAACTTAAAGAACCTATGCGATAATACTATATTTTTAAAATGGAAGACTTTTTTATGGGAATCGTAAATTTATGTAGAATTATTAAAAGAAATCCAAAATATAGTAAAAGAGTAAAACAAATATTGAAAAAATATGGAAATAAAAAAATTTCTAATTTAATTGTTCATAGATGTGTTTTACCTAATTCATTACTAAATTTTTTTAATTTTATGTCTCTCGGTGATTTTTACAACAAATTGTATAATCATAATATCGATATTATGTATCACGTATGGTTTGAAATAGAATTAGAAGATTTTACTAACTCAATAACCTTTGATAAAAATCTTGTTTTATATGCTGATGTAAACAATTATAAAATTAATAATACTGAAAAAATGAATATTTCCTTGAATAAAGAAATTACCTTGAATGAATTTATCAAAAATGGTTTGAATAAAATGGGAAAAAAACAATTTTATAAATATATTTTACCAAATATAAATTGTCAAAATTGGTGTATTCAATTATTGAAAGCAAATAATATAGATATTACTTCATATAAAAGTTTTATTATTCAAGATAATTTATTACAAAATGTAACAAATGTAACAAATACAAATATAGTTAATAAAATTATTAATTTTTTTTCATTATTTTTCTATTATTTTGGAATTAATTACGATAGTAAAATAATGATTCCTTATTTATATTATTTATTTGCATTTTTTATTATTTTAATAATATTGACAATTTTTTGTTTTTATTTTTTACTGAAAAATATATTTAACAATTTTAGCAGATTTATTGAATTTTTAAGACCCATCAAAATATCAATAGCCAACTATGAAATTCAATTATAATACTTATATATTGTATCACTTGAAATTGGTTTTGTAAGGTTTAATGTATCTTCATAAGATTTCAATTTATCATATGCTTCTTTTTGGTTTTGATTTTGTTTTTCTTTTTTTGCTTTTTCTAAAATAGAAATAGCATTATTTATTTCTGTTTCACTTACTATTCCATTTTCATTTGTATCTAATATTTTGTTTAATACTCTTTTATGATGCGGGACTATACAAAAACGACTTTCTTCGTTGAATAAATGTTCGGATAATATAACGAACACCGCAGTTAGACTTAAAGCTGTATAAATATCACGAGTTCCCATCCACGCCATAGCAAAAACTAATATTTGCTTACTTAAAGTATATTTTAAATATTCCTCAGTTGATTTACTAAATTGTATTGAAATAAACTTTGAACCTACATTTAACATTATCATTATTATACCTGCAAAAAATTTACTATTATTTAAATACATTATATGATTATGTAAATAAGATAATGGATTTTCAACAAAACTAACATTACTTGTTGTCATACTTATAGGAACTGCTCCTGCATTGAATGGAAAAACAGAATTACTTGTATTACTGGTATTATTTATTATATTATTTTTTTTACTTTTTTTTACCATATATATATATATATAAATAACACAATAATTAATACAGAATTATAACTTTAACATTAGTATTCCCTCTTACAATATATTTGAATTATTCCTAAAAATACCATCATTAAATAAAATAATTGAAAAAGAGTTATGAAAAATAAGTATGTTTTTTAAATTATTATCTTATTTTTTATTAAGAATGTCTTTAGCAATGTATGCCGCACCAATAGATTATGAATTTTCTATGAATAATAATGATAAAAGAAAAACAAACAACAATAAGACACAAAAAAGAAATTTTATCAATAATAATGAAGATATTGATAATGACAAAATAAATAATGTAATTAGAAAAATTCAAAATTTACCAGAGGATAATAATGAATTTTCAAATTTTAATCCTTTACCACCCCCAACATCTGTTGGTGTCGAAACAACAAAACTAAACGACCCTAATAATAATAATAATAATAATAGACAAATTTTTAATAATTCTACTCATAATTCCACAAATAGTTCTACTAATATTTCCACTAATAGTTCTAGTAATATAGAACAATATACAGGGATGTTTCCTGATGCCCAAAATTATAATGAACCTACTACAAATAATAATTTATTATTGAATAATTCTGAATATGAAAAATATTATAAAAGATTTATACCAAATTATGATAAAATTTATAATGTTTCAGGAAATAATAACAATAATAATGATATTTTAATAGATAAATTGAATTATATGATTCACCTTTTAGAGGAAAAACAAGATGAAAAAACAAATAATGTAACAGAAGAAGTTATATTATATTCTTTTTTAGGAGTTTTTATTATTTTTATAGTAGATTCTTTTTCTAGTATGAAAAAATATACGAGGTAATCCACCTTTACAACGGTGTAAGAGGAATCTTATTCTCAATAAATTGAATTGAGAATAAGAAATGTTCTTTAAGTAGTTTAATTAAATATATATGCGAATAATTGAATTGAGAATAAGAAATGTTCTTTAAGTAGTTTAATTAAATATATATGCGAATAATTGAA